CCGGCAATTTGTCTGGGACTGTTGCATTCCAGACTCAGTGCGGGGCCGGCAGTCCCGCAGTCTCGCCGCTCCGGCGCCCCGGCCTGGACCTCGGATCGGGCGCGGCTGGGCAAAATGAGAACTGCTGGGTCGAAGGTGACTTCGCCGGCATGGCCGCCGACGACGTTGCTCCCAAGGATTCGATCGTCGTAGTGGTAGATGGAGTTGCCATGGTCACTCGTGAGCCGATTGACCGGCTGCAACAGATCATTGCCCAATCCTGGTATTGGATAGGGGGCTTCTGCGCTCCATCTGACACGACAACCAATCCAACTACGATCCCGACCGCTACTAACGCAGCCTTCAAGCGGGCCGTAATGGTAGAACATATCGGCTGACCAGAACGGTTTGGAGGCAATATGTCCACTGGAGCAATTAGTCCTTTCCGGCCAACTGGGACGGTCGCACTGAGTGCTAGTACGGCGACAGCAAGTACACAGCTGGTCGGCGGTGGTGAGTCAGTTGTAGTTACGAATACTGCAGCGTCACTTGCTTATGTCCGATTCGGTGGCGACGCATCTGTGACTGCGTCCTCGAGTGACATGCCAGTATTGCAAGGTTCCCGGGTCGTTCTGTCGGTAAATCCACTGATCACCTATGTTTCTGCCGTACTTGTCAACGGCTCGGGCAGCATCCTGTTTACGCGTGGCGATGGATCGATCGTCTGATGGCGATGACCGACGCTGAAAAGACAGATGTCAGACGCTTCTGCGGTTATCCGGCCTACGGCGCTCCCCCCGCAGGGTTCCAGAGCTGGCGGTTCTATCAGGTATACGGACTCCTTGAATTCCGCCTGAATAATCTGTCAGAGGCAGAGATGAGGATAACCAGGCGTTACCTGGGAACCTTGTCGGTAATGGAAATTGCTATACCGCGTTCAGCCGACAATCTCGATACCGATACGGCTTCCGTTTGGACCAGGAACCGTGATGAGCCACGCGATCGTAGCCGACTATTCGACGAGTGGCGTCGACGGCTATGTTCGTTCCTCGGCGTCCCTCCGGGACCTGGATTGACCGACTATGGAATCGCTTTGGTAGTCTAAGATGGACTCTGCTCATCTCGAAGACCGGATACGCTGGGGCCTTAACGTTGCAGCACGGGTGACAGGTGTTACTACGAGTGTTTATCGGCCGCACGGTCCAAACGATCCACTGACAGAGCGCAACAGATTCCTGCGACTCAACGCTGCGTTTACCAATCTCGACGGAAAGTTTAGACGCCCAAATGGGTATGGTAATGCGCTATGGTGCGGCATATTCGATGCCGCGTACACATCCCCTGGAGATTACCTGGCCCAAAACGGCGCCACGTGGTTCATAGCTTCACAGCAGAGTCTAATGCCGGTTCTTTGCGTACAGACAAATCGCATCATTTCGTTTACCCGTCCCGCGGCGCAGACAAGCACGGGGGTAAACCCATACGGGGGAAATACCGCGGGCGGTGTCAGTCCCCTCATGGCTAACTGGCCGGCCAGTGTGCTTGTTGCATCCAGGGAAGGTCGCCCGCTTGCAGATCTGCCCGGCGATACCTCGGTGTCTTACTGGACGGTATTGCTACCCGGATGCACCGAGGTTGTATTGCAGACGGCCGATTTGATGGCTGACGATCTTGGGCGTAATGGTGTCGTGGTAACAACCGAACTAACCGGGCTTGGATGGCGGTTAGCAGTAAGGCAGGCGACGACCTGATGGCCGACCAGGCAGATGTCGAGAACGTACTGGTAACCCTCGCCGCCAAAGCGCTTTATCCTAATGGGCTTGGCTCACCGAGCCTTCCCGGTCCGGACTGCCGCATATATCGCGGATGGCCGAATTCGTCGGCGTTAAATGCGGACCTCGCGGCTGGTCGCATCAATGTCACAGTTTTTCCACAGGGGGAGGCCGGCAATAATACAACCAGATATTTGCAGAGATGGTACAGTTTGCAAGGTCAACCCACCCTCACTGCCACGGTTTCCGGAACGTCGGTAACCATAGGTGGCACAACAAATATGGGACAAATTCTTGGAATACTGGTCAATGATGCGAGTTACGCCTACGCGATCATAGCAGGCGATACGCCGGAGACTGTCGCAGCCTGCCTTGCAACCGCTATCCGCGCGGATTGGATTGTCAACCTCAGCGGTAACTCCTTGACAATCCCCGGCGCCAGCAGAGTATTGGCCCGGGTGGTTGTCGAGGCCGTAGGTATGCAGGAAGTGCGGCGACAGGAACAAGGATTCCGAATTACTTGCTGGTGTCCGACTCCAACCGCACGCGATACGGTGGCCTCAGCAATCGATCTGCTGCTGACAGGTTTCCGTTTCATTAGCCTGGAAGATAACTCGCATGGGCGGCTGCAATATAAAGGGACGCTCGTATTCGATCAATCGCAGGATGCGCTGCTCTATCGCCGCGACCTGCTGTATAACGTAGAGTATTGCACGACAATATCGGAAATAGAACCTTCAATGCTATTCGGAAACCTGATCGTAAATGCCGGCACATTTATCGCCTAGATCCGGAGCCAATATGGAAATCCATTTAGTTGTCGTGAAGCCGTTCGACGGGTTGTTGCGTGGCGATGTAATCACGGACCCGGCGCGTATCGCGAATATCCTTGCCGGAGAACGTGCTGGTTTTGTCGTGCGCGTAGCGGCGCGCATGCCAGGGGGAGGAGCTTAGTTTCTATGCCGATTGTTCAGCAAGGCAGCATCAATACAACGGCGCTTGTGGTACCTGACCTCTACGTGCAGATAGTACCGCCTCAGAACCTGGTCCTTAACGGCGTCCCGACCAATGTGGTCGGTGTCGTCGGCACTGCAGCCTGGGGACCGATTGCGCAGCCAGTTATCGTCGCCACGATGGCGGACTATGCGCGAAGTTTTGGTCCAATCATCCCCCGCAAATATGATATGGGAACCCAAATCGCTACGGCGGTTCAACAAGGCGCCCAGAATTTCCGCTGCGTTCGCGTCACCGATGGGACCGATACCGCAGCGCAGGTAGTTATCCCTGGTACCACCGCAACGTTTACTGCACTTTACACCGGCTCGTTGGGTAATCAGGTTAGCCTCATGCTGCAACCCGGTTCGGGAACCAATACTTGGCGCCTGATCGCGACACTGCCCGGGCTGCAGCCAGAGGTCTATGATAATATCGCCGGTGCTGGCCCCGGGTTTTGGATGTCCCTAGCTGCAGCAGTAAATCAGGGCCAAGGCCCGCAGCGGGGACCATCTCAGCTTTTGATTGCCAGTGCAGGGGGCACTACCGTACCGCCGGTTGCCTTTTCCATTACGCTTGGTGCCAGCACCCCAGGATCAGATGGAGGTGCCGGTGTAACAGCTGTGCAGTTGGTCGGTGTGGACATTCCGCCTCGCACCGGGATGTATGCACTGAGGGGGCAGGGTTGTGGGATAGCCATGTTGGCAGATTCGGATGACCCCAACCAGTGGACCGCCCAGGCGGCCTTTGGGCTCCAGGAGGGCGTTTATATGATCCTCACCGGCCCTCCCGGTGACACAATTCAAAATGCAGTGTCTGTGATGCGGCAGGCAGGGCTCGATAGCTACTCCGCGAAGCTGATGTTCGGGGATTGGCTATGGTGGTCGGACCAGGTCAACAACACGATTCGGCTAGTTTCTCCGCAAGGGTTTGTAGCGGGTAGGCTTGCTAATTTGTCGCCCGAGCAATCGAGCCTGAACAAGCAGATATATTGCATCGTAGGGAGCCAGATGTCCGGAACGCCAGGGTCCGGTCAGAGCACGTCGTATTCTGCAGCTGATCTGGCCGTGTTGTTCGAGGCGGGGATCGACGTGATATGCAATCCGCAACCCGGGGGAAGTTACTGGGGAGTTCGTGGGGGGTTTAATTCTTCATCCAATCCGGCGGTCGACGGTGACAACTATACCCGACTGACCAATTACATAGCAGCTACCCTCGTCGCAGGGATGGGTCTCTACGTGGGGCAAGTTATCAATGCCGATTTATTTTTAAGTATTCGCTCCTGTCAACTCTCATTCCTGCAAAATATGCTTGGTCAGGGTCTTCTTGGTAGCGCTAATGGGAACTTGCCTTTCAGCGTAATTTGTGATGCATCGAACAATCCGGCGAGTCGGACCGGGCTAGGATACGTTCAGTCAGACGCCCAGGTTCAGTACCAATCAATCAATGAGAAATTCATTGTTAACGTCGAAGGGGGGCAAACAGTCCAGGTATCAATCCAGACCCTTCCCAGCGGGCAAGCGACTTAGTAAGGCATTACAATGTCATTTACAACATTCTCTGTCGGTCGTGATACACAGCTTGTCATCATCGGGCCAAACGGTCGCGTTGATCTGGAGCATGTCACAGCCTTTGAAAGTCGGCAGCTAACCCAATCGATAAGGGTCAGTCGATTAGACGGGACGCAGCTTGGAACCGAATTACCAAA